GGTGCTGGCGGCGGCGCTACCAGAACAGGCTCTGCAACTAATTATTCGGGCGGTGATGGTGCGGATGGCATTGTTGTGATTTATGAGTTTTTATAATGGCTAAATATTGTAAAATTAAAGACAGTATTGTTGTAAACATTATCGAAGCTGACGCTGATTTTGCGTCAGAGAACAATCTTATCGCTGCGGCAGAAAATGCAGAGATTGGCGGGTCATATGACGGCTCTAGCTTTACTCGTAAAGTTGCGGTTGACAACAGAACAAGTGAGCAGAAAACAGAGGATGCTAGAGACGAGCGAGACGGCGCTTTGAAATCATGTGACTGGACTGTGATGCCAGACAGCCCTTTATCTGATAGTAAGAAAACAGAATGGCAAACATATCGTCAAGCATTGCGTGATGTCCCAGCGCAGTCTGATTTTCCTGACACAATAAATTGGCCTACGATGCCAGAGTGATATGTACAAATACAGATGTAAATCTTGCGGTGCAGAATACAAAAAGGAAGAAGTACAGCACATGTGTTTAAAATGTGATGCATCTGCTAATTATATAAAAATTCCAGAGAAAAATGATGCAAAAACCCAGCCTTCAATCCATACACGTTGATTTAGAAAAACATATTGCTGTATCTGATGAGCGTTGGAAAGAGACTATACTACGTATAAAGCGCATCGAGCATATTATGATTGGCTCTGCTGGTACTATGATTGTTCTTTTATTAGGTGTAATTTTGCGGGGCTAACATGGAGCCTATTACAACAGCTATTGCGGCTGTTACAGCAGCTAGTAATGCAATCGCATTTATAAAATCAAGGATAAATGATGTTCAATCTGTTGCTGATATTTCACAACAAATCGGTACGCTCTTTGACTGTCAAAAGAAGCTTAATGATGAGCGTAATAAACAAGCTAGTGTTGGTGATATCAAGTTTCAAAGCAGTATTGATGCGGTTCTTGAATCCAAAAAATTACAAGAACAAATGAATGAAATTAGATCAATGATCAACTTACGATTCGGCCCTAATACATGGCAGGAAATTGTTGACCTACATAATAAGAAACTTAAAGAGCAAAAAGAAGCTGAGAAGGCGGCGAGACGTGAAGCGGCTCGTAAGGCTAAAGAGCTTGAAGAAACGATTAAGGCAACGTTACTTGTCGCGGGTATTATTTTAGTTTCAATATCTTTGTTTATATTCTTATTTGTAACTGTAGCAGAGAGTAGCCCAGAGGAGATTGTATTGTGACAAATTGGTGGAAGAGATACATACAATTTAATCTTACAGCTAAACTTACAATGCTTGCATCGGTTGCTATGTCATGGCGATGCGCTGAATGGTTTATGAATCTTGAAGCCCCAACAACACAGCAATCAGCTTTTGTATCTGTAATTATGGGTGTTATGACAGGCGTGTATGGTATTTATCTTGGCAAGGAAGCAAGAACAACCAAGGAATAACATGCCAAAACTTAATGAAAATACAGAACTGGCAATGCCTATACGCAATCTTATTGCGTTAGTTGGTGCTGCAACTGTGGGTACATGGGCATATTTTGGTGTTATTGAGCGTTTAAATACTATAGAAAACAAACTTATCTTGATGGAAACCGACCTAGCAATGAATACAGAGTTCAGAATTAAGTGGCCTCGTGGAGAGATGGGCAGTTTGCCAGCAGATTCAGAGCAGTTTATGATGATAGAGCATTTAGCTGGTGAGCTTGAAAATTTAGCTGAAAATATTGAGAGTGGTAATGCGCCGCATGATCAGCAACAAAAATTAGTATTAGAGTTTTATGATAGGCGGCTCACAAAGATTGAAGATAACATTGAGAAGCTGGTGAACCAATGATTGAAATGACTTTTGTTTTGTTATTAATGATTGGTGAAGAAAAAATAGAATATACGCCTTATAAAAACTTGTCTGAGTGTTTATCGATACGACGAAAAATCAAAAGAAATGTTGGTCATAGCATGGACTTTGATAAGAAGTGGTCATGTAAAGAATTAAAAGTTAAGATATCAGATGGTCAAATACTGGAGATCTTAGAATGATACAGGCTTTAATCGGCCCTATAGCGTCACTAGCTGGCTCTTGGATGGAGAGTAAGGTAGAAGCTACCAGGGCAAAAGGTAAGGTCGCTCAGGCAAAGGCTGAGGCCGAAGCAGAGTTGATGAAGCATGAGGCTGGTTGGGAAAAGGTTATGGCTCAGGCTTCAGATAATAGCTGGAAGGATGAAGCGTGGACGATATTGTTCATAATCATTATAGGTATGTGCTTCGTGCCGCCGCTTCAGCCTTATGTGAGGGAAGGCTTTGCGGCTCTCGAAGCTACGCCAGAATGGTTTCAGTATGCGGTTTATGCTAGTATTGCTGCTAGTTTTGGGCTTCGTAGTTTGAAAGGTATTAAGAAATGAACCTATCAAAAAATTTTTCTTTAGCTGAAATGATTAAGAGTCAGACCGCTGAACGTAAAGGCATACCTAATGGGCCTAATGATGAGCATGTGTATGCCATGACATTGCTTGCTAAAAATATTTTGCAACCAGTCAGAGATGAATTTGGTTCATTCATTGTTTCTTCTGGATACAGATCGCCTGAGTTGTGTGTAGCTATTGGCAGTAATATACATAGCCAACATGCTAAAGGTCAGGCCGCTGACTTTGAAGTTGCTGGTATGGATAATTATGATCTGGCTTTGTGGATAGAACAGAACCTAGAATTCGATCAGTTAATTCTTGAGTGTTATACTGGGGGTAATACTGGATGGATTCATTGCAGTTATTCAGCAGAAGAAAACAGAAAAGAAACTTTGACATATGATAAAATTAATGGTTACAGACATGGCCTTATAAAGTGAGGGCCAGCAAAACTGGGAGAAATGCTGACCCTCTGCGACTGGTCAAAGGAGAACTAAAGTCCAGCCGCTTGTTTGTTAAAATGGTATATCATCACCATCAATTACTTGGCTAGTAGGTTGTTCTGCTAAAGCAGAGCCATTCTGCTTTTGCGTTAGTTGGAATGACATATATTTTTTGTCATCCTTTTGTTTGCGCCAGCCAGCAATGCGTAGATTTATACCCATGTCGAATGGCCCGCTGTAATCTGGCGCGCCTTCTTTTTGTGTATTTTTCTGATCGTTCTCAAACAGAACACCTACCTTACGATATACTTCTAGACGCTTAGATCCATCCTTAGATTCTGCTGTAATAATAGCAATGTTTTCTTCATCACCATTAACATCTAGTTTACCTTGAAGAATAAACTTTTGTTCTGGGTATGGCGCAAATGCTGCGCCTTGATTTGTGTTGTCGTGTTCCATTTATACCTCCATTTCGTAATATGAAACTATTTTGCGATTTATACGTTTCTGAATTCTATTAATTTTATAACCAACTGCTCTGGCATCTCGTAGATATGTTCTAGCAGAGTGTTCTGTTATTTTGAGTTGATTTGCTATTTGTTTCATTGACTGAGGTTTTTTAGATAAAACCAAAACGAATCTGTCTATTGCTTTGATAGTGCTTTTTAATGTTTTGTATTTAACAGTAGATTTTGTTCTGCGCTTGTATTCTTGATCTACTTCAGACATAAACTGTTTCTTGAATGATTCATCAATGCTTTGTGGTTTATCGCTGAGTATCCATAATATACGCTCAAGTTTACGATTGATGTCTGCGATTTCATTTTTTAATTGTTTGATGCCAAACATTACCAGTCTCCTTTACCTGATGATTTTGTTTGTTTGCTATCAGCACTGTACTTGTTACCATCCATAGCACCCAAGAACACATCGGCATTGAAGCCAAGGTGTGACAATGCTTTGGTTAGGCCATCGGTGATAGCCATTTTTGGGGCGTCTTCACTCATGCGACCCTTGACTGAGTCGTAGAATTTACGACATCCAGAGAATGGGCCGTAAATGTTTTCACGTGAAACAGTCCAGATACTAACATCTGCTATGACTGCTGTATCACCATTGGCTAGATTGATAAAACGTGTTTCGTTGAGCCAGCCCCAGCCTTGACCCACTGGGCCAAACTGTTCTGTAGCTGATCTGACTTGGTACTGTGGATCAATAGCTGTGAATGATCTAGCGCCAAACGATACTTTCTTAAGATACGTTGGGTTGGAATCTTGTACTGCATTCCATAGCTTCATGTTATCTGACATGTCAGTTCTCCTTTACTGTGATGCGTAATGCTCCGCGCTTGTCGCGCTTGATGGTGAGAAGATCACAGTATACTTCTCGCTCATCATTACCGACCATAGCTTTTAGATCAGCTTTGGCTGACTCAAACAGCTTGGCATTTGTTTCTGTTTCAATGTAGTCATGGCATCGTGAAATAAATTCGTTATCACTAGATGCATCCCGCTTGACCATGCCATCTACTTTTATCTTGTCTATAGATACAGGCGGTATTGCATTGCTAGCTGGCTCTTGGTCTTGTGATACACACTTCCAGAACTCAACTAGGTGCACCTTCATCTGATCAATGTACTTCCAGTCTTTCTGTACATAGACTGATTCCCAGCGGCGGTTGCCAAAGAATACTGATAGATAACAGCCCTTGGCTTGATGCACCCACATATAAAACTGCATCTGTGGCATGTACATCTTGAGGCAGTTCTCCATTGAGTTGCCTTCGTATGTATGCTTGCACTCAATGATCTCGTCTTCATAGGCTCTATCAATCAAGATAAAACCATCGACTGTACCTTTGAGCGGTACACCTTCCCAATTCATTTCCGCTGTGGGGCTAAGTGTTTTAGCTCCATATACTTCTTGTTGTTCGTAGCGTCTAATATTAACGGCACACAAATTTGAATGCTCATTTGTATGTTGTTTGGCAAACCATTTTCTATTGAAGTCTTCTGTTTGTACGCCCATTTGTACTGGCAGTACATCAGATAGATCGTCAGGTATTACTCTGCCTGTCTTCTCTTGCCATAGTGACAGCCAGTCACCTTCCATAATGCGGCGCATATCGCTACCGCCAATAAAGCCTTTGCGTTCCATATTGTTCTCCTTTGTTGCAAAGTACTGCATATATGCAGTTAGGTCAACAGCTTTCTCCTCTGTTGTTCGATTGCGCGAAGCAGTAGCTTGCGCTTGTGTAATCTCCAGTCAATGTGTTTGTAGAACTCAGCATATGCAGGCCAGAATGTAGCAGTTTTAGATACTTCTTTGATTGCATACATTACAATATCTGCTGGGTACTCTGTGAGTTGCATAGCTATAGCATTCATACGAAATGTATAATCTTCAACCGACTCGCCTGCTGGCTTTACCACCAGCGCAGCCAGCAGAGCGAGTTGGTTGGTAATTTCATCTACAGATAGTGAAGCCATAGAAGCTCGTACAGCGCGTTCAGCCTTGTCACACTGCTCTAGGGTGTCTAGTTGTATTTGAAAGCCCTGTGTGGTGTATATAGCCTCAGTATCGGTGAATCTAGTTTTGATTTGCTCTACCACTGTTGAGTTGCTGATGGATTCCAGCGAAGAAACTAGGCGCTTGTCTGCTTCTGCTGGATTGTTTATTTCCAGCAATCGTGCCACCGCCGCTTGACGCATCTCTGTACTTAATGCTGTTTCTGCACCAAAGTCGGTATGCTTTTCTGATGTCTGCAAACGCATTGCCTTTTGATTGATGGTGGTCACAGAACCTACAGGCTTCATGTTCATGGTCAATGTTCTCCTTTAGTATTATATTTATTGAGTTGCGTAGATCTTCATCAGGATACCAGTTATCTGGAATCTGATTACGCTTCTTTTTAGATTGACTGGTTACTGATAGGTTAGTGTTGCACTCTGCACCAGTACTGTTGCACTCTGCACCAGTCGGGAAGATTGTGTATAATGTAGATCGTCTGCTGTTACCACGTTCTCTGCTTATCCAGCCTCGTTCTTCTAGCCAGTTGAGTTTGCGTGTAACTGTAGACTTGTTCATACATGCACGTGTAGCTAGTCGGTCAAGACTAGGCCAGCATTCATGTGTATATTCATTGGCGTGATCAGCTAAAATTACCATCAACCATTTTGCATGGCAGTCTTGTATGTCAGCTTGTATCGCTTTCGCCATCAGTGTGAAGGCCATTGTTGTTCTCCTTTAGTAATGGCGCAATCTTTGATTCAAACACATCGCCATCAAAAATTACAAGCGTTTTTGGCGCTCCTGTTTTGCGCTTATAAAACAAAACATTTCGTACAACATTGAAAGGATTGGGAAAATTAGATTTGTCTCGGTACTTTACTTCAGTTACCAGTCTGTGTCCTCCGAGTTCCCAGATGATGTCTCCGCTATACTCGCCTCCCAAGCTACCGCTGAGGGGCTGGCGTTTCGCTTGGAACCCCATTTCTTGTAACCAGTTGACGAACCAACGTTCGTGGTAATTTCCTTTGTTGCGGTTTTTGTTTGCCATGTTCCATCCGTGTAACAGTCAATACAAATTAGATAGTGAGTTACTTCTGGTTCTATTGTAGCTAGTGGCATTACAAAATATTCTGTGAACACACCGCATGTATCACATGGGTATTCTCTACCGCCGCTGTTTATTTTTTTTCTTGTAGACTTTGATCTGTAAGCCAAGTGCATCTAACCAGCATGTAAACAAGAACCCACTAGGCACTCGTTTATACTGTTCCCATTTATGAATTAAAGATTTTGCACAACCAATCTTGTAAGCCAATGCTTCTTGTGACATGCCTTGTTGTTCACGATGCATGACAAGTTCATGTATCACAGTTTCGTAACTATCAGTTACTTCAGTCTGTGTTTTGAAGTGCTGAAAGTTCACCAATAGCTTTATAAACCTTGGTTGCAGTTGAGTAACGCAAGTCAACGCCGTTTTTAGCGCGATAAAATGTTGATGTTGGAATGCCGGCGTGAGTGAAGGCATCGATTAATCTCACGCTGGCTTTCTGGGATTCTGTGAATAAAACATTTATATAACTAATCATGCAGCATAATTATGCATTCATGCAGTTACTGTCAACGATTTATTTTTTCCAGTGCATATTGTGCCCAGCGTTTTTCACCATTGGTTTTCATGTCAGTGCGAATAATGTGACCATCATCTCGCAAGTCACGAATACGTGATGCTAAACGCATACACCCAAACTTTTCAAGTGCTTCAAGCTGTGTAATAGTTTTGCCTGAATACATATAGTTTAGTATTTCCAGTTTTTGATTTGCCAACTGCATTATTCAGTTACTCCTCTCCATTTGTTTTTCAAACACATCAAGCAATTGCCACTTGACACTACACGTTCTGCATAATGTCCTTTGATACAAGGGTTGCCTGTAAAGAAAAGGCGAAGCCCTTTGCTTTTTGCTCGTTCTCTAGTAATGCGGCGACCACTCCAATGATCGATGCTTACAAGTTCTAATGCTTTGTGTAGCTCGTCCCATGTAGGTACAGTCATCGTTCTGTCTCCTTGATTAAAATCTCACCACCTGTTGCTTTCCAGTTACCAATATCAAAAGCTGTATCGAAAGCATCCTTTGGTGTTTCAGCATATACAACTTGGTAAACTGTATACTGAGTCATCCATTTAAGATCATCAGAACCACAGTTTGAGCATAACTCCTGTTCAGAAAACATTTGTTTGTTGCAGTGTTTGCACTCTAGAAACTCTTGAGTTCTTCGAGTGCCTTTGATTTCAGTATGGAATAACATCGTCCAAATCCTCCGGTGGGTGTGCGGCTTCCCATGCCGCCACTGCGCGTGAAAGAAATTTATCTCTGTTAAACTTTGGATTTGTATCTGCAAGTTTATCAGCCATCTGGTGAATGTATGTAGGCCACGGTAGAAGCGGGGCTACATGATCTGCAAGATACTCAAAGTGTCGTTGCTGCATTAGCGTTGCCATTATTTTACCTCCCTCAAAACCATTTCTTTGATTTCGTTTCTGTCTCGCGCAACTACTTCTTCGTATGTATGAACAACTCTTTGCAGTGCAAACTGTGCAGAGCTGATGTCATACTTGAAGTTAGAGTCTTCTGATTCAGCACGATCCATCAACTTGTTGATTTGTGTGAGTGCAACTTTAGCTTGTATGTATAGTGAGTAATTGTCTGACATATTGTTCTCCTGATTAAGTGATGATGAGGATGACTGCCCCTCACCCAAGCGGGGGCAGTTATCCGAATCAGTTAAGCTACTTGCCATGCGTTAGACTTGAATGCTTTGGTCAATTCATTCTCGCGCAAACGCTGGGTGTTAGCTGGTGATTTGTTGGCATCTGTATGTGTTGCCCAGTAAGTGCAAGCGTTGTACAAAGCCCACTTGTTAGTGCCAAGAGACTGTTTCTCTTTGCCCCAGATTCCCATGAGGTTGTCAAGCTGACGCTCGTTGACCTTGGGTTTACTGGTATTGGTTTTGACATTGCATAGTGTAGATGAAAAGAATGACTCAGCAATTGCGTCATCTACATGTACAGACATCCACTCTGTATACAAAGCTGGTGTATGTAGAAATGATTGAAGACCAGTATGTATCTTGGCGGCAGAGCCTTCGACATTAACATTGCTTGTATGCTTTGCCCGTGTGTTAGCTACTGTGTCTGCTGTTGTGCAACCATTGAGACACCAAAGACGAATGCCTTGGGCGATTTGTTGAAATGCCCAGCTACCATCGTATGAGTTAAAGAACTTAATCTGAAACTTGATGTAGTCATCTTTGACTGGTTGCACAGTGATATCGTTGAATGTGATAACGCCGCGCATCTTTGCGCCGTTGTCAAATACTTCAACGCTAGATGTGTAGTCATGGCTGATGTTTGCACCAGCTACAGCATCGAACACTGAATTTACAACGTCATCATGTTTGATTGCTTTGTACTTAGAACCGTGTACACCAAGCACCTGATTGGTGTCAGTGCGTAGAATGCAACGTGCCATTGATGGTGGTACATTGTGATAGTGTGGATCACCATCTTTGATTGCGGCTAAGTCCCATGTTTCTACAGGGAATGACCAGTCATCGGTTACACACATGTGGTCGTTGATGTTAGATAGTTCATTCATAATGTTCTCCTTTTCATTTTGTCACCATCTAGATAATACAAGCCATAGAAGTTGTAGTTTTTTGACTTGTCTCTTGTGCAGACACGCACGAAATTATATTCCTTTCCGAATGCATCGGCTTGTCTGCGCAAATCTTTGCCCATTTGTCTTAACGAATGAGCAACAGAATATATTGTCATGCATTTGTTAGTTTGATCGGGCGTATGATAATAAAATTTTGGCATAGCTTATCTCCTGTTCAGCCACACGCCACACCCAGCCAGCACCATGCCGAATAGTATGAGTGCAATGTGCATGTAGAATGCGCTAGTTGTGTGCGGTTCAAGTGTAGTTGCAGATACCAATATAAAAATACCAAGACATATTAATGTGTTAGACATTTCGTTCTCCTTACTGCATATATGCAGTATATATCATTAGGTTGCACACTGCAACAGTCTAAATTTTTATTTTGAATGGTGATATTTGAACGCCGCGCTGCAAGTACTCAGCCGTGATGTAAACCCCCGCCCCGAAGGGGCGGTGGTGCGGCTTGCAATCCACGCCACAAAAAAAGCCCCGCTAGCCGAAGCTAGCGAGGCTCGGTGTGTGGCGTTATGACGCTGACTTGTTGTCGGCGTAACGCTTGGCATATGTGTCTAGAAGACGGTCAGCGGCTTTGGCTGTGTCTTCTGACTTCTTGTGCTGTTCTGGGAACAGTTGCTGTGACGCTTGAAGTAGATATGCGCGAAAGTTTTCGTTGATCTCCAACTGATCCTTGAGCCATGCGATATCGCGGTCGTTCTGAAGCATCCGATCGTTGTCGATGTCAACGCCTTTTTCCTGTGATGCGACAAACATGTCATAGTTCTCTTGATCCAAACGTTCAATGCGTTCGTTCTTGGATTTAGTATTGTAATCAATTGAACCAATGAAACGTTCCAAGTGATACGATACTTGAGAGGCGTGTGTGCGATCCGAAATTGTGAACATACGCTGAGCGTCAAGAGCCAGGCCATTTTTTGAAGCAAGTACTTTAGACATAACAGTTCTCCTTTACACTGGCGGTGAACGGCCACCGCCTTATGTCCCATCCGAAAGCATGGCCCAGAGGACAAGGCAAGGCAGGCTCGGACGGCGTGCCAGTTTGACCCAGCCCGCTTGCCCGCAAGGGCAAACTTATGCGCGGGCTGGCTAGGCAAACTGAGCATGGGCGAGCCTTGCCAGCGCGACTAGCGCGGTTGTCCTCTGGGTTGTGCTTCGGATAATGGGACTTGGCGCGTGGCTGGGCATTGCCTGTGTAAAGATCAGAGAACTGTTTGGCTAAAGTGCGCAGTGGAGAAAAATGGGCTGGGTCGCAGACCTCAGTGTAGGTTCTAAGATTTCGGATTGTACACGCGCGGCAGGTGTGGCCCAAGGGCTGTGCGCCAGCGCAGTCCTTAGCTTTAGCTAAGCGAGACGCAAGGATCGCTTGGGCCACACCTGCCTTGTTCGTACGTGTCACTTGTGTATGTGTATTCCCCCGTTTCCTTCGCGTGTTGCTATGCGCGGTGCAACGTCCGGTGTGAACAAGGCCCCAGCCTTGTTCGCGGCGCAACGGCCACTCGCGCCAGCATATCCACGCGAACGTGCGTGATATGGTGTCACATTTGTGCGTTGACAAAGGTGTCAGAAGTGCGTGATGTTTGGGGGGGAACACAAGGGGGGGGCAAGTGAGATTGAGTATGACTGATGTAGTGAAGCTGACCGAGAAACAGTATGCTCTCGTGGATACACTCGTAGCAGAAGGGTGTAGCATCACTGAGGCTGCTGGCAAAGCCGGTTACGCAGAGGGTGAAAGCGGTAGGGTCAGCGCTAGCCGTGCTTTGCGTCAGCCTCACGTGCAAGCGTACATGATGCAGAGAGTTGGTGAAACACTCGGTGTTAATGCTACGACGGCAGCGGCGAGGCTTGTCAGGCTTGCCACGGGGGCCAAGAGTGAGTACGTGCAGCTAGAAGCTAGCAAAGATATCTTGGACAGGGCTGGGTTCAAGGCCCCCGACAAGCATATGCACTTACACAGTGGTGATATTAGGGTAAGCATAGATCTGAGCTAAATTTGAAAGGTTGCAAATATAAACACGTGGGGTGGGGTCAAAAAACGACATTACTAGGTTGGCAAGGTGTCCCCCACAGACATAAATGTTCAAAAAGGCCCGAAGCCAAAGTAAAAATATTTTTTTAGCTAGGAGTTCGTTTCAATGTGTGTTGGTGGTAGTTCTCAGTCTGTTGTAACTCCTGTTCAGGATACAAGTTTAGAACCTATTAAAAGTAAGTATCCTTTAACTGCTGAACAGAAACGTGAGAATAGACGCAGGCGGAGACTTGCTAGTTCAAAGCGGCGGTCGCTAATAAATGATGTTGCTGGTGATAAGGATATGTTTAATGATGGTTCTACTGGTGCATCTAGTGGTCTAGGCGGTATTGGCGATGCAAGTGGAGGCATAACAAGGGTATGAGGCGCACACCAGCATGGCAGAGAAAAGAAGGACAGAACCCCAAAGGTGGGCTGAACGCCAGAGGTCGCGCCTCTTACAAGGCACAAACAGGCGGAACACTCAAAGCGCCAGTAAAAGGTGCGGCAGATACACCACAGAAACTGAGGCGCAAAGGAAGTTTCTTGACTCGAATGGGTTCCGCGAAGGGGCCATTGAAAGATGAGAAGGGCCGACCAACAAGATTAAAGTTATCTCTTGTTGCTTGGGGCCATAGAGGTGACAAGGCTAGTGCGGTTGCTAAAGGCCGTTCCCTTCTTAAGCGTTACCAAAACACAAAGAAAAGGAAGAAAGCCAATGCCTAATGTCGCTGGAAAAATGTTTGCATACACACCTGCTGGTAAAAAGAAAGCTAGGAAAGCCGCGCAGAGTTTACTTACTAAGCAACAGAGAACGCTTCCAAAGCAAATCCAAGCGCAGATTGTCAAGAAGAAGATGGAGAAGGCGTAATGACTAGGTATCAAAAACATGATGGCACCATCTATGATGGGCCTGTAGTTACGATGCCCGATGGCAGAATCAAAACTGGTGCAACACTTACCGCTGAATCAGAGCGTGTCTTTCCAATACTAGAACGTGCAAGAGATGAGGATGGTGGCAAAGCCCCAATCAAAAAGAAGCGTGTAACTAAGAAAAAGGCATAGTCATGGGTAAAACATTAATGAAGCCAACATCAAAAGGTGTAATGCGTAAGTTAGGCAGTGAAGAAGCTCAAGCTAACATTAGAGCGAGAACTAATTATGCAAAGACAATTGGTCAGGCTGGCAAGAAAGCTAACGAAACAATGACGTTTTCAGGCAAAGCTGACTTTATGGAAAAAGTAAGAAAGCTGGCAAGAAAGCAATATGATTTAGATATTTTCTTTGAAGGCGGAAAGCCAAAGAGTTAATTATGGCTGTTAATGAAGCTGGTAACTACACCAAACCAAAGATGCGAAAGAGCTTATTCAATCGCATAAAGGCTGGTAACAAAGGCGGAGCCAGTGGTCAGTGGTCGGCAAGAAAAGCGCAAATGCTAGCGCTTGCTTATAAAAAAGCTGGTGGTGGTTATACAAATTGAATCAATAGTTATGTTTTGTGTCATTGTTGCAAATGCTCTTGAAGTAAATACAGTTGTGCATGATACTCATGAATGGATATCAAGATGCCACATGTCTGTTACTGAGAATAGTTTTATAGACCCAAACACAGAGTGTTTTTGCGTAAAGGCTAAAGGACAATGAAAAAGCCACAAAAATCTTTAGTCAATTGGACAAAGCAAAAATGGAGAACAAAATCTGGCAAGCCGTCTACTCAAGGCCCACAGGCTACTGGTGAGCGTTACTTGCCAGCCGCTGCAATAAAAGCTATGTCTAGTTCACAGTATGCTGCTTCTTCTAGAAAAAAGCGTGAAGACACTAAGAAAGGGAAGCAATTCTCCAAGCAACCAAAAGGCGCGGCGGCGATTGCTAAAAGATATAGATGAGTTTTCTACACACACTGAAGGTAGAAGAACGTGACCTTCTTCGCAGAATAGTGAAGAAAGTACACCTTGCTCACCACCCAGAAGAATTTTGTACCGACCATGAAGCTGATAAAGTTATTGCTGTTATTGGCCCAGAAGTAATTGATCGCATGATTAAGTTCGGTAAGGATCACAAGGTTGACCAGCTTTAATTACAAGCCTGATGGCAATGTACTAAAAGCATTTATGAAAGATGATAGTTTCTTTCGTGGCATTCGTGGGCCTGTAGGCTCTGGCAAATCTGTGGGTTGTTGCGTTGAAGTCTTTCGCAGGGCTTTAATGCAAGAGAAAAATAAAGATGGTGTGAGGCGTAGCCGCTGGGCAATCATTAGAAACACTAACCCGCAACTAAGAACAACCACAATAAAAACTTGGCTTGACTGGTTTCCAGAAGATGAGTGGGGCAAGTTTATGTGGTCGGTTCCATATACGCACTGGATTAAACAGGGCGATCTGGAACTTGAAGTAATCTTCCTAGCACTCGACCGTCCAGAAGATGTGAAGAAACTTCTCTCCCTAGAGTTAACTGGCATCTGGATCAACGAGGCTAGGGAGATACCTAAATCTATTATTGATGCATGTACTATGCGCGTTGGTCGTTTCCCTTCTATGCGTGATGGTGGGCCTAGTTGGTCTGGGGTCATTGCTGATACTAATGCTCCTGAAGAAGATCACTGGTGGCCTATTATGTCTGGCGAAGTGCCTGTGCCAGATCATATCCCGATTGAACAGGCACGGATGCTAGTCAAGCCAGATAACTGGAACTTTTATATTCAGCCTTCAGGAATGGAAGAAGTTACAGAAAAAGACGGCTCTGTTGTTGACTATAAGGAAAATAAAAAAGCTGAAAACTCAAAGAATATGCTGCAAAGCTATTATTCAAATTTAATTAGAGGTAAGACAAAAAGCTGGATTGATGTTTATGTAATGAATAGACTTGGCACAATCCAAGAAGGAAAGCCAGTGTATCAAGGATTTGTAACTGAAACACATGTTGCCAAAGAAGAAATACCAATAGCTGATGGCATCCCTTTGTATATTGGCATTGACTTTGGTTTGACACCAGCCGCTGTGTTTGGACAGAAGGTGCGCGGCAGATGGCTAATCCAGTCAGAGATTGTAGCTATTGACATGGGCATTGTTCGCTTTGCTGAACTGTTACGCCAAGAGATAGCTACACGTTTTGCTAATCAAGAAGTAAGAATCTTTGGTGATCCTGCTGGTGACTTTCGTGCACAGACTGATGAAAGCACACCTTTTCAAATACTTAGAGGCGCTGGGCTACGAGCAACACCAGCGCCGAGCAATTCTGTTGACTTGCGACTAGAAGCTGTGTCGTCTTCTTTGAACAAAATGGTTGATGGCAAGCCAGCATTTTTAATTGATCGGCGTTGCCCAACATTGATTAAAGGCTTTGAGGGTGGGTATCAATACAAACGTATGCAAGTATCCGGTGAGCGTTTTGATGATAAACCAGAAAAAAATATGTATTCACATATCCATGATGCGCTTCAGTATTTAATGCTTGGCGCTGGTGAAGGCAGGCAACTTATATCTGGACAAAAACCTTTAACTGCTTTCAATGCCCGTTCTGAGTTTGATGTCTTTGCAAGGAAGCCAAAACAACAGAAACGCCAAGGTCTATGGGCTAGAATGTGATTTGTGCGTTGCGTTATTTTATTATTTGTGTTTATGAATTGAATGCTAGCTAGGAGATAAACGATGTGTACAAGTAAACCACCTGCGCCACCTGCGCCTGATCCATCAATCAAACAGCAACAAGAAGCGCAAAAAGCAGAAGTTACTGCCGAGAAAAGAGAACAGAGAGATAAGGCTCTTGCTCAAGCAGTGACTCGACTACGAGGCGGAAGCGGCAGACGTTCTTTGATTAAAGGTTCTGGTGGTGGAATGGGCTTCTACAGTAGGTATCTGTAATGATTGTTTATGCTGATCAGTCTACTGGAGTATACGAAGGAAGTAAGCTAGCTGCCTCCTTACTGAAAAAATATGATCGCGCTAAATCATTACGCGAAAATTTTCTACCGCTTTTTGAAGAATGCTATGAATATGCGCTTCCTCAAAGAGAATCATTTTATGCAGAATCAGTAGGGCAACGAAGAGATGACAAGATTTTCGATGAAACGGCTGTCGTTGGAGTGCAAGAATTTGCTTCGCGGTTACAGTCAGGCTTGGTTCCTAACTTTGCTAGATGGGCGGATTTTACTGCGGGTTCTGAAGTGCCGATTGAAGACAGAGATGAAGTTAATAATCAATTGGATGAAGTCACGGATTATGTCTTTGAAGTAATTCAAAACTCAAATTTTGGTCAAGAAGTGCATGAATCGTTTATGGACTTGGCGGTAGGCACAGGTGTTTTGTGCGCTATGGAAGGTGATGCAGTAAATCCAGTTATGTTTTCTGCAATACCACTGCCACATGTTGTTTTAGATACTGGGCCTGATGATCGTGTTGATCATGTGTTTCGTGAACGCTCTGTGCGTAACTCAGACGTCCCTGTTATGTATCCAAAAGTAACATTGTCTGATAAAATACAAACACGCATTAAAAATAATCCTGATGAAAGAACAAAGATACTTGAAGTTGTTTGCAGAGATTATTCTAAGTTAAATCAGGAAGCTCATCTATTTTATGCAATAGAAACAAACACTAGAGAGATTATTAAGCAAGAAGCATATAATGGTATCGGGTCTAATCCATTTATTTGTTTTCGTTGGTCTAAAGTATCTGGTGAAATTTATGGCAGAGGCCCATTAATAAATGCTTTAGCGGCTATTAAAACTACTAATTTGACGATTGAGTTAATATTAGAAAATGCACAAATGGCTATCTCTGGTATCTATCAAATGGATGATGACGGTGTTATTAACCCAGATACTATTAACCTTGTCCCTGGGACCGTCATACCAAAAGCGGCGGGATCACTGGGTTTGCAGCCTGTTCAAGCTGCTGGTTCTTTTGATGTTGCTAATCTTGTTCTTGGCGATATGCGTTTGAATATCAAACGTGCTTTATACAATGATATGCTAGGCGATCCAAATAAAACTCCAGCATCTGCAACCGAAATTGCAGAACGTATGGCTGATTTATCAAGGCGTATTGGGTCTGCATTTGGCAGATTGCAAGCTGAATTAGTTCAGCCTGTTTTACAAAGAGTTGTTTATATCCTTAAAAAACAAGGACGTATTGAACTTCCAACTATGAATGGCAGGGAAGTTAAGGTACGTTCTGTTTCACCTCTTGCACAGGCTCAAGCTAATCAAGACATTTCCTCCGTGGCTAGATTCCTTGAACTTGTGCAAGGTAGATTTGGCCCAGAGTTGACAAATATATTAATTAATTCTGAGGAGACTGCCGCTTATCTAGCCAAGAAGTTTGGTGTTCCAGACGTTCTTGTACGAGATCTGGAAGAGCGTCAACAAATAGTTCAGATGGCTCAACAGATGGCACAACAGCAACAAATGCAACAGCAAGGAGAGTTGCCACTTGGTCAAGGATAGAGCTTTTCTGTCTCTTGATGGGTTTCGCCGCGATAAGAGTGAAGACACAAGAATTAGTCTGGATATAGCAAGTTTATTTAATACGGATGCAGGTCAGTCTGTATTAAAGTATTTGCGTTCAATTACAATAGAACAAGTTAATGGCGCAGGTGTTAGCGATGCCGAGTTGCGTCATATGGAAGGGCAACGATATATTGTTGGCCTCATTGAATCTCGTATACAACACGCACATAAATCTAAGGGTTTAAGCAATGAATGAAGAAGCAGAAGCAGTAGAATCAGAAGTAGTAACTGAAGGTGGCGATCCGCGCCTTGAGACTACAGAGCAGGCAAGGCCAGAAGGTTTGCCTGAAAAATTCAATACTATAGAAGATCTTGTAAAATCATATACAAGTCTTGAGGGCAAGCTAGGTAAAAAAGATGAAGATTTACGCAATGCTATTATTGAAGAGTTAAGTAACGAAGCCTTTGCAAATCGTCCCGAAACTGCTGGTGACTATCAGTTGCCAGAATCTATTGATGAAGAAACTGCTGTAGATAATCAATTGCTACAGTGGTGGTCTAATACTGCATTTGAAAATGGATATAGCCAAGATCAGTTTGAAGAAGGCATCAACATGTATATCGAAGCGTTAAATGCTGATGTTCCTGATTACGATCAGGAAGTGCAACGTCTTGGAGAAAATGCAGAAGCAAGACAAGAAGCGGCTAGCTTGTTCGCTAATCAATTCTTTGAGGAGAAACATTTGCCAGCTATTGAGCGTATGTGCGAAACCGCTGATGGAATTGAAGCGCTTGAGTTTATGATGCAGTCTATGAAAGATGGTGGCCCAGCTATTGATAGTCAGCCTGTAGCGCAAATAACTCAAGATCAATTAAACCAAATGATGCTTGACCCACGTTGGCATGATCCAGCAAAGCGTGATATGTCTTTTGTTAAAGAAGTAGAAGATGGATTCAAACGACTATACGGATGAAGAAGTAGGTCGTGTTGGGGGTCTTTCTCTAGTTAAAGCTAATCTAGATCACGCTAGATTGATTGCTGACAGCCTTCGCATGTTTGATGCTAGGGAATGTCTTATTTATGGGATGACCCCATTAGAAGCGCTTCTAGAGCCTTTTACCGTTACAAATAACAAAACATATGCAATTAAGATGCATGAAACCGTGATTGCATTATGTGGCACAGTTCCTATTACAGATAATATTGGTAGGGTCTGGATGCTTGGCACTGGCGGTATAAATCAAAACTGGCGCGTGTTTCTACGTGGATGCAAGCCAGCTATAGAAATATTACAGGACAAATATGATGTAATTGAAAACTTTGTACCAGAAGATCATCAAGATACAATTATGTGGTTGACTTGGTGCGGTTTTACATTTGATAAAAAAATATACAACATACATGGGCATAACATGATGCGTTTTGTGCGTTGCGGAAATTATAGAAATAATGTTTATTATCTAAAACGGCCTGTAATGCATTGAGCGACCCGAAAGGATAATCGCGTTGATATAGCCACACAGACAACCGCATTAGAATAGGATTAACATAAACCTTATGAGAGGACTGTAAAATGGCGAATACAATTGATACCGCCTTTATTAAGCAGTTTGAATCAGAGGTACACATGGCTTATCAGCGCATGGGTTCTAAACTGCGGAACACTGTGCGTACTGTGTCAAGTGTACGTGGTAACACTGTTCGTTTCCAAAAGATTGGAACAGGCTCTGCTTCAACTAAATCACGCAATGGTTTGATCACACCAATGGAGCTAACACATACAAATGTCGAAGCTACCATGACTGATCATTATGCTGCTGAGTACATCGACAAGTTAGATGAGCTGAAAACCAACATTGATGAGCGTCAAGCTGTAGCTAAGTCTGCTGCCGCTGCTCTCGGTCGTAAGACTGACGAGTTACTTGTAACTGCAATGGATGCTGGTGCTAACTCAACACAGATCAACGACACTTCTGGTGCGCTTGTAAAAGCTGATCTATTGACTCTGTTTGAAACATTTGGCGCGGCTGATATTCCAGAAGATGGCGGTCGCTATCTTGCTATGCATCCTGCGGGTTATGCAGATTTGTTTGCTATTACTGAGTTTGCTTCAAGCGACTTTGTTGGCGAACAGAACCTGCCATTTGCAGGTGGTATGACAATGAAAGAGTTCTTGGGCTTCAAGATCTTCTCAACGTCAGCCGTTACTGGCGGCAAAAACCTCGCTTATCACACATCATCTGTTGGTCTTGGTATTGGTTCAGACGTAAGCACTGAGCTAAACTATGTACCAGAGCGTGTGTCACACCTTGCAACATCCATGATGTCAATGGGTGCAGTTGTTATTGATAGCAACGGCATCTATGAAGTCTTGGATAACAACTAAGGAGGGTTAAGAAAATGGCATTTTCTTCAGCAGGTCTTAGTCGTATGGCAGGTGGCGGTGGTCATAACCTTTGGTTTTATGACTCAACAGATGCCATGACTGCTGTACGAGTATCTGGTTATTTTAATGATGCAGCTAATATGCTTAATGTTGGTGATGCTATCTTTGTATTAGATAGCGATGCGCCTACACTAAGTGTAGCTCTTGTTTTATCAAATACTGGTTCAGTAGTTGATATTTCAGATGGCACAGCAATTACTGTAACAGATTCTGACTAAAGGAATTGGGGAAGGTTAAGGTATCAACTTACCTTCCCCATACGAAACATGGCAGTAACAAGCACAACAGCAAACTCACCAATAGACATATGTGCGAGAGCATTAATTCTTATTGGCGCTGATACAATTTCATCATTTGCTGATAATACAACGGAAGCACTAGTTGCTTCCAATATGTATGAGGACGTTGCAAGAGCTAGTCTTGTAAACTCACGTTGGCGTTTTGCAACTAATCAAGCTGTTTTGAATTTGTTGTCTGATGCACCAACAGGCAGATATGATAAAGCATATCAATTGCCATCAGATCTATTGATGCTTCATGCAGTTACTGTTGAAGATCTTCCAATAGAATATCAAATATATGGCGATAAAATATTTGCTGATACTGATAGCGCAGATGTTCTTGTGGCTGATTATTCTTATAGAGCAAATGAAAAAGACTGGCCTTCATACTTTACAATAGCTGTTGAGTATGCGCTTGCTGTTGTATTTGCAACATCAATTGCTAGGGATGCAACGCTTGCTTCTTTAATGAAAGAGCAGGGCAGAGAATCTATGGCAAAAGCTAGAAGTTTGGATTCACAGCAACAAACCTCTAGAAAACTAACAACATCGAGGTTTATTGCTGAAAGGCGAAGCTAATGCCTAGAATTCTAGTTCCGCTTACAAACTTTCAATTCGGTGAAGTTAGTCCATCACTTATTTCAAGAACCGATACTAAAGTATATCCAAACTCAGCAAAGACTGTAACTAACTTTTTGTTGCGTAATGAAGGTGGTTTAGTAAAACGATTTGGGTCAAAACGTATCTATGAATTCGATACAACATATGACTCTACAAAAACACAGCAGCATAGATTAGTCCCCTTTATATTTTCTGATGATGAGCGATATATAATCTCCCTTGAAAACGCCAAGATTCGTTGTTTCAAGATTGACCCGTCTACTGGCGCAATAACTTTGGTAGAAACTATCACTGCCGATGTTGATACAAATGCAGTGCCATTCTCAGACTCAATCTTACAAGAATTAAACTTTGCACAGTCTGGTGATATTATGTTTATCACACATCAGACATTTAAAATGCGTAAGCTAGTAAGAACTGGTTTGAATAATTTCCAACTAGAGGTCTTTGCATTTGAGGGAAGCGCTGATGGTTTTAGAACTAATCAGCCATATTATTCATTTCAAAGCGTTGGTGTTACATTAGATCCATCAAAGACATCAGGCACTGGCGCAACGCTCACAACTAGTTCTGCTTACTTTGATACAACAGGAAGTCAATCTGGTGGCAACTATCCGAACTCAAAACATATTGGAGTAATTCTTAGATACCATGATAATGAGATTGAAATAAAATCAGTACAATCAGCTACCCAAGCAACTGGCGATATTACTGATGAGCTAACAGTTCATCTTGATACAAACGCAATTGAAACAACAGATGGCATTGCAGATATTGAAATTACATTCCCGCTACATGGTCTTACTGTAGGAGATTCAATAACTATTGCTCATGCAGGGGCTGTTGGAGGAATTACTTCAGGCCAAATAAATGGAACAAGATCTGTACAAGAAGTGCGGAATGAGAATGTTATTGTTGTTACCGCTGGATCAAATGCAAATGATTCTGCGATCGGGGGAGGTACTCCAAAGATAACAACACATGCTCCAACAACAGCGTGGGGAGAACAATCATACTCTGAACTGAGGGGATTTCCTGCTGCTGTTACATTCCATGAAAACAGACTTTGGTTTGGCGGAACTTTAGGACAACCTGACGGTCTTTGGAGCAGCAAGATATCAGAGTATTTTAATTTTGATACAGGCGATGGTCAGGATGACGAAGCTATTAGTTTAACGCTTTCTATTGGTGAGATTAACACTGTTCGTCACATTATATCTAATCGTGATTTGCAAGTGTTTACTTCAACATCTGAGTTTTATATACCTGCGTTTTCTGAAAAACCTATCACGCCAACTAATGCTCAGATTAAAAGGCAAACTCCGTTTGGAGCGGAGTTTGTAAAACCTTACTCATTTGATGGCGCAACACTTTATGTACAGCGTCATGGAGATATGATTCGTGAGTTTGTTTATGATGATAGTGAAGGGGCTTATGTTTCTAATGCCGTTTCTACATTATCTTCACATATGATTACAGATGTTGTGCAAGCTACAGTATTACGCGGCGCAATCAATAGACCTGAATCTTATGCTTTATTTTTAAATAGCGATGGTACTATAGCTGTATTTACATCTAATAGGGCTGAACAAAGAGCAGGTTGGTCTAAGTTTACAACAGATGGTAAGTTCCATTCTATTTGCACAATAGATGAACGTGTATTTTTTGTTGGAGCTTATGATACTGGTGCTGGCACAACTAAGTTTGTATTGAATGAGTTTGACTCATCTTTGAATCTTGATTTTGCAAATACGTTTTCGGGCACTGCTGGTGTGTTTGATGTTTCTTCACATTTTGCTAATGGTGCAACTGTGGATGTTATTAATGGCACAGACTATCTTGGTCAGTTTACAGTTTCTGGCGGCAATGTAGATGTTTCTGCTGTAGCAAGTATTACAAGCGCAGAGATTGGTTATAAGTTTAATGTTGAGGCTGAGACACTTCCAATTGATGCACAGGTTGCTGGTGGCCCATTGACAGGCAATCCACGCTCAGTAAATCGTGTAATATTAGATTTGTTAGATACATTGTCAGTGAGTGTAAATAATAAAGAACTTATTATAAGAACTGTATTAGATGATTTTAGTTTAGACAGAACACCTGTAGACGGCAAAAAAGAGTTTCGATTGCTTGGGTATAGCAAAGATCCAACTGTTAAGATAACTCAATCAGCACCGCTTTCATTGCAGGTTAATGGCATCATTGCGGAGGTTACATTCTAATGTTTCAATTCTTTCTAGCTGGTGCATCTGTAATAAGTGCATATAGTCAAATGCAAGCTGGTAGAGCCGCGCAAGCGGCGGCTAATGCAGAAGCATTGCAGTTTGAACAGGAACGTCGTCAGAATGAAATTATAACAGCACAAAGGCATGTTGACCGTCTTGCTCAATATGATGCTGCTCGTGCTAATAATGCAGCTTGGTTTGCATTTAGCGGTAGAGATATAAGTGACAGATCAGTAAAGGCATTTATGGATAAACAGCGAGAAGTTGCTTATACAGATGTTTCTCGCTCAGATACTCAAGGATATGCCGAAAGTGCACAGTTAGCTATGCAAGCACAGTTAGCAAGAACACGTGGTGTTATGGCAAGAAGAACAGCAAACATACAAGCATTGTCAACTCTAGCATCAGGTCTGTATCAATATGAAACAGTAAGAGTTTAATATGGCGGTTATAAGAGAAAAACGACAGTTTCAAAATAGACGTATTGGTATTGTAAGAAGCGATACTGGTGCAGAAAATTATTATAAAACTATATCAAATGCTGCTGACACATTAACTGAAATTGCATTTAAAGAAGCTGGAAGGGTTGCGCAAAAAGAAGGAAAAGAACTAGCAGAGTCTGCATCAACTAAAAGTCTCCGTACAATTAATCCTGAAACTGGCAAGCCTCAAGCATACAATGTTCCAGAAAACTTTGGTTCAGTAGCAGAAGCGGCATATGAAGAAGTTCTTGATCGTAGATTTATTTCAGATATTGACCAACAAATAAAGGATCGCGGCAGAGAGCTTGCTTTAAAATATCAGAATGATCCAAAGGGTGTAGAAAAATACGGTCAGGCAATGGAAGATTATGTTGCCCAGATGATCAATCCAAAAAACTCTGGCGGTCTTAATGAGCGATTTACAAATATAATACGAGACACTGGGGCTGCATTTATTGCTAGCACTAAGTTTAACCTTATGTCTCAACGTGCAGCAGTTGTTCAAAATCAATTACGTGATGGGCTGATCCAAGATTCTGTCAATGGCAGAGAAGCAATTAATGATGTGATTGCATCTGGAAGCGCTAGTGATATTCAGTTTGTTGGTGTTAAAGAAGGTGAACGTGAACTAACAACAACAGTACAGCTTATGATAGACACAGAAATTGCGCGTCAAGATGCTGGTCTTGAAGCTGGAATATTAACTCAGCCGCAATATGAAGCTAATGTAAATCAAATATTAACTGCTCTACCAGAAGGCATATTAAATACAACCCTTAACTATGATTCATTGTATGTGGATGATAATGGAAATCAACAGCGCATGACAAAAGATGTTGCTCTAATAATTGAAGATGCTCTTAATACTGGCAATATTTCAAAAGATTTGCCTAAATCTTTAGTGCCGCAAATAAAAAATATTCTTGAGTCAGATGGATATATTAGAAACAAATCTACATTACAACAAAAAGCTCGGTTGTTGCGAACAGGACTTGGCAACAGAGAATCACAGGTTGCAGAAGCAACTAAATTAGATGCAGCTATTTTGCAACTTAATGACGAAGATTTTGTAGTTGATATAAAAGATCCAAATATAAAAAAAGCAGCAGATGTATCAATTGCAATAAGTGAGAAATTAGATGATCCACTTAATGCAAATATGGGTGCTTATTTTTCTAGCCCTGAATCAACAAATGTTGATGCGCCTTGGAAATTTTATCTAATGGATAAAAATGTAATTAGTGATGGAATGAATCTATCATTAAAAAGATTGGCTAGACTTGAAAGAATGACAAATGATGAAATGAGAACATTACTTGGTCATTATGATTATATGTCTAATGCAATGATAGGTAGCTCAGTTATTGATATGAGTCAAAATTCTGAACTAACTGGAGAAGAGCATGCTTTTCTTAGATCATTAAATAAAATTGTTAAAATTACTGGCTCTGAAGATATTGTCGCAGTTGCTTCATCATTAAAAGAAAATATGCAAAATGAAAAAATTGTAAATGAAAGAGTAAAAACAATATTAGAAGCCAAAGGAACAGAAGGTGCTGAAAGCGTATTAACTAGATATTTGCAAGAAGAATTTGGCACTGACAGATATATGGTTGAATTAGCAAGACCATATGTAAAGCATTTAATTATGGGCGGTGTACAGAAACAAGACTTAGATAACGCCATGAACGAAATGTTTGAGTCATCTTATGTTGATACCGATGGTATTGTTGTAGATCGTTATAATCCTCAAGTTGCAAAATCTATGTTTGCAACAAAAAGAATATTGCCATCTGATAAAGACAGATCTGTATTTTATAAAAATGCACAAGAATATATTAATCTAAAAAGTGGTGGGAATTTTGCTCTTGGTGAAAACTTGGTTGGGATTGAAAGAAACCGACAGATAAAACTTGTGCCCACAACTGTTAATCCGTTGCAACCTGACATGTTAGGAATAGAATATACTATTATTGATGAGTCTCAAGTTATTGCTGGTGAAGCAAAAGAATTAAAACGAACATCATCGTTACCAACATTTCAGTATATAGCTCATTATATTGATGATAATGGGGAATTGAGGCCAATTCGTAATAAAAACGGTGGACTAATATTTGTTGGAACTGAATTAGCTCAAGATGAAATAGCAATGGTGCGTAAAACAGAATCAGAAGATGCATTGCGTTATTCAAATGAACAGGTTTTAAGAAAACTCCAGCTTCAAAAAAGAACTCGTACAAACGTAAAAGCCTTAAAGCGATCATTTGGTGGCCCTGTAAAACCTGATAAATTGCCAACACAGCCTAGACCGTTTGTTGGATCAAAAGCATCAATGCCAGATGAGATGAGTGGTGATGTCAATTAATCCTTGGGAAACAACCGAACCCACATTCATTGAGTCAAGTGTAGCTCGTAGACGTCCCTTACAGCGTATACAAGAGCCTGAGTTTTTTGCTGACACATTACCAGCGGCACTAGGCTATCAATACATGCCAATGTTCAATGCTGTAAAAAATGCAATAAAATATGGAACAGAGGTACAGCAAGGATACAATCCTCTTAATGATGTAGACGGTTATGAAGAATATAAACATCATCTGATGAATGCTGTTAGTGAAGATCATATGATTGATTTAAAGTTTCAGCTTGATGAAAATAAAAAACGTAGACAAGTACTGGCTGATTCATCATTCTGGGCAAATCTTGGTGCTGGTGTATTTGATCCAATCAACTTAGTAGCATTACCTTTTGGTGGTGCGGCGGCTACTGCTGGTCGTCAGTTCTTACGCACTGGCGCTGGTGTTGGAACAGTTCAAGCTGGGTTAGAATTAGCGAGAGCGCCTTTTGATCCATTAGCAACTAAGCAAGAAGTTGCAATTAACATTGGCTCTGCATTTGTTATTGGCGGTGCTATTGGAACGCTAGCAACTATACCAGCAAGAAGACAAGCGGCGGCAATACGCAAAACAGAAGAAGATGTTATTGAATACACAAAAGCCTTAGAGGGTTTTACTGCTGAAGATGTTGTTGTTATTGGACAAAGAGAATCTAGAAAGCTGGGCAAGGCGAGTAAAACTGAACTTGATGAGCTTGAAGTACAAATACCAAAAGACTTGGAAGGTGTTGCCAAAGGTTTAGCTGATGCAGATAAAAACTTTGGGTTGCAAAAAATAACAGGCGAAGAACGTGATAGCGCGATTAGTGGATTAAATAATCGCAAAGCACAACTTGAACAACGTCTAACAGAAGTAAAATACGAACAGCGCATGCGCCGCGCTGAAGAAATACAAGGCATAGAAAAAGTAGCAGAGGATGGCTTTAACCTACCTGCCAATGCATTTACTGATTCATGGCTGTATAAGGGCGTTACAACAGGCATGAAGCGTATCTTGCAGGGTGACCTACCTCAAACAGTTAAAGCCACTGCTGTAAAGCTAGCGGGCGATAGTGGCGTATTGCTTCGATTAAACCAATATGGCATGGCTACACCAAAGTCTGTGTATCAATACTCGCAAACAAGAAATGGTGAGTGGCTTAAAGTATACACAGGAATGCTACAGCAGTTTGGTGAGCATACGAAAAAAGGTTATTTGCAAGTTGGCGATGTAAATCTTTCTAATATCGATGGTTCGTTTTCTGCTTATCTAAAAGAAGTAAATCGCAAATACATTAATGGTGTTGAGCCAACTACAACTGCTGAAAAAGAATCTATTCAAGCGCTTAGAAGTTTTTACAAAACTTGGGAAGATCGACTGAAAGAAGTTGGTTTGATTGGCGATGTAAAGCGTTTACAGCGTAGCATTCTGCAAAAAGAACGCGACTTGATGGATATTCAAGACAAGATCGATGAGCTTGAAGCATCTTTTGATACAGGCCCAAAACAAGGTGGCACTAAAAAACAGTTTGATTATTTACAAAGATTGAGAGAACGCTTTGACAAAAAAGAACAAGCTCTACGCGAAGATGAGATGAGCTTGCAATTTGCAAAAGACACAACTGTTACACCTGTTGGTGAGGAACTTATGTTCCCACGTTATTGGAACAGGGATGCTATTCGTGAGAACAGGCAACAGTTTGAAAAAATATTAGCAGATCACTTTGAAGAACATAATGTGATTTATGTTCCTAACGAATCTGTTAATCGTCCAGTATCTAACTTTATTGATATGTCTAATGAGGATTTGATTAGACGTTTAGGTAAAGATTTTAATGTAAACAAAGTAGTAGATGGCATAGAAGCTATTGATAAGATTAAACAACATCATCCAAGTGGTGCATTAGGAATGCACATGTACTTTGATAATGAAGCTGGCATCGTGTATATTGACAAAGCTGGCGCTTACAGGAAGTACAAAAGATTCCAAGAAGCATTGCGCGATAAGCAAGCAGCATATGAAAAGAACGATGCTTTTGGTGCAAAGAGCGACTTCAATGATGAAGTTTATCATCATAATGCGTTTATGTTGAATAACTCAGATGCATTTAGATCATACAGAGACTATGCAGACTTTGTTCTGTTGCATGAGTTTCATCACGGTACACTAAAGCGTAGATACAAAGAAGATAATGTAAGCTATGAGATGCGTGTAAACGAAGCCGCGCTTGAGTTTATGAAGCAACAGCATCTAGCTATGCGTAAAACATCACCACGCTTTATTAGACAGGAGCTAGACAACAGCAGACCTGCTGTAGAAGCAAGAGCCAAAGAAGCTGTGGACAATATTCTTGGCATGGCTGATCCAGCTAATGACATGAATGCATTTTATGGTGCTGGCAGATCAAAGCATTTTCGTCACAGATCATTAGATATACCAAATGCAAAAGTATTAGATTACATACAGAATGATCCACTAGCAGTAATGAGAGCATACACTCAACGTGTTGCGCCTCAGTATGAGTTTGCCAAGATGTTTAACGGCAAATCTATTGATGAGGTTCTTGATGATGTTGAGACAGATATGTTTGATGCTGGCAAATCTATGAATCAGATAAATGCAACGCGCAAAGACATACTGCATTTATATGATCGTGTTGTAGGTACAGTGTTGCGTGAACCGCACTCATGGGATCAGCGTATAGCTACAGTACTTAGAGACTTTGCACAGCTAAATTATCTTGGTTCTGCTGGTTTCTCTACACTGCCTGATTTTGCTAAAATTATGATGGAGCATGAACTTAAAGATGTATTCAAGTCTTTGTTTGCTACATTGAGTGATGGTCGTGTACGCATGTCAGCTATGGAAGGCAAGCTGGCTGGTGAAATATTAGAGATAATCCAAGGCGATGCACATATGCGCCTTGTAGATGATGTTACTAACAATCCATTTAATGAAGGCACATACAACAAATATATGAGCAAACTGAAGTGGGGCTTTTATCAAGCTAACTTACTTGCACCTATGACTAACATTATGAAGAAAATGGATGCTATTGTTCGCGGTCATTCATTAATTCAAATGTCTATGCGTCTTGCTGGAAGCGGAAAGAAGCCTACAAAGTTTGAAATCGAGTATCTTGCTCGTTATGGAATTAATACAGCGAAAGCAAAACGTATTCGTGAGCTTGTTGATAATGGTATTATTGATCAGACTGAAGGTGGTTTATATCTGCCAAGTACAGAAAAATGGCCTCAACAATATGACGATCTAAAACTAGAGTTTCGTAGCTCTCTTAATAGCGGCATAATGAACACGATATTGATGGGTACACCAGCAGACAAGCCAAACATTGTTGATGGTGTAGTTTATGTTCCATATCGAATAGCAAGACAGTTTGGCGGCAAAGAAGACCCAAGATACAAAGGCTATACTCGTGTAGAAAATGGATTGCTTGGCTTACCGTTTCAGTTCTACTCGTACACACTGGCAGCAATAAATAAAATCACAGCATCATATGCAACAGGGCAAGCAAGAAATAGAGCAGTTGCATTAGCAGCGTCTATGGGCTTGGCATACATTGGATTAGAATTAAAAAATCCTGATTTTGTTATGGATAAGATGCCAATAGAAGACAAAATTGCACGTTCATTTGATATGTCTGGTATAGCAGCATTTTATTCAGATGCATTTTATACAGCAATGAGCACGTCAATGGCACTTGGCGGCCCTGATTTATCTATGGGTTTGATTCAGCCAAAGTTCCCGCAAGAAGAAAACATAGCAGATGCTGCTGTTGGTATATTAGGTGCTGGGCCAAGTATTGGATTAGATATTGGACGTGGTATTGGTGAATTTATTGAAGGTAATTATGGCGAAGGAGCAAAACAAACTATGCGCTCTATGCCATTAGCTAGATTGTGGATATGGAAAGATTTTATGAATGAAGCCAGTAATTCATTTACAGCAAGGCGTTACTAATTGTGCGTTGAGCATTCTTTATAAGGAAGGTAGGATTACGCCATGACAATAAATTTAGCAGATAACAATCCGCGAATTACATATACTGTGGCGCAAGGCGTCACTCAGTCTGCATTTGTTGTGCCGTTTGAATTTTTTTCTGATGCTGATTTAAATGTTTATGTTGATACAGTTAAAAAAACATTAACTACTCACTACACAACATCAGATAATTCTGGCAACACACAAGCTCATACATCAGGAACAACTGGTTATATTCATTTTACTTCTGGAAATGAAGTGACTGGTATCTCAGGCGGAAGTTCTGTTGTTATTACAAGAGATATACCAATTGAAAGAACCACAGATTTTCCTGCATCTGGCCCATTCGATATAAGTTCATTAAACACAGGCTTAGATAAGATTATAGCAATATCCGCCGATTTGAAAGATGCTCAGGATAGAACTTTAACACTTGAAGATTTTGACACAACTACATCAATTACATTGCCAACAACAGAAAACCGTAAGGGTAAATATCTTAGGTTTAATAGCACTACTGGTGCGCCAGAATCTGGCAATGCTTTTGTAGATAACTATACAGTGTCAGCAACAACACCTTCTTCACCAGCACTTGGTGATCTTTGGTTTGATACAAGTACAAATACAGTATTTGTTTATAGCTCTGCTGGATTTGTAAGAGTAGCGTCTAACATTAACGGCACACAAAATCGCTTTAACTATACAGCAACCGCTGGACAAACAACATTCGCCGCAACATATGATGTCGGATTTGTTGATGTTTATCTCAATGGCATCAAGTTAATTACTGGTACAGATTTTACTGCAAGCAATGGCACTAGCATTGTTTTGACTGTTGCTGCTGCGCTGAATGATACTGTTAATATTATTGGTTACGGTACGTTTACATTACTCAATACTGTTTTGAATGACATAGGCAATGTAAATGTAAGCAGCCCTGCTGATGGTACGGTTATTGAGTACAACAGCACCTCTGGAAACTATGAAAAATCTGGCGTTCTAAGTGTACGTGGCACTTCTGGAATTATTGTATCTGGTGGCGACAGTGGGGTTACAGAAACTGGTCAGTTGTTTCTTGAAGATAATGCCTCTTGTTCAATGCTTTTAGCATCGCCCAATACTGCTAGTGGCATCATCAATTTTGCAGATCCAGAAGATACTGATGTTGGTCAAATTAAATATGACCACTCTAATAATACAATGTCATTTCGCACAAATGGAAATGATTGCCTTAGTATTACTAGTGCTGGAAGGCCCACTTTTGATTTTGGCTCAAGCACTGGCACTAACGCTACATTCACCACAACTGGTTCTGGTAGTAATGTTGATTTTGTAACTTCTGCTGGAACAACTAGACTTCGCACCGAAAGTTCAAGGCTTGAGATTTTTGGTGATGTAAATTCTGATGGCTCTGGAACAACAGATAGTGAAATTCGTCTTGTTCCTAGAGGCTCAACTTCAGCTAAATTCAGAGTTATAGGCGATGGTGACATCAAAGCTGATGCTGGTTTTGGTTCAACAACTAGCGTTTATTTGCCAAGAGCATGGATACATTACAACCATTCAACTCCTAATTTAGTTGCATCAGGCAATGTTTCTTCTGTTGCAGATGATGGAACTGGCGATCTTACTGTTAATTTTTCAACAAACTTTCCTGATGCTGCCTATGTTGTAATGGGTACAGGCGGCAATCAATCTGGATTTAATGCTGGTGTTCTTATACCTTCAAACCTAACTACAAGCAGCGTTCAAATTAAAATACAAAATTTATCTGGAAGTGATGTTGATTTAACAAATATAACTATTGCATTTTTGAGGTAAATAAATGGCTAAAAAAATTATTTACACAAATGATAGCGGGAATACTGTTGTTATAACTCCCGCTTCTACAGATCTAACAGTAGAAGAGATAGCCGCAAAAGATGTCCCAACTGGTAAATCATACACTATTGTAGAAGATACAGATATTCCTTCTGATCGTTCATTTAGAAATGCTTGGGCAATATCAAGTGGCGCTATTCAAGTTGATATGACTAAAGCAAAAGATATTATGCGCGATAAAATTAGAGAAGTGCGTAAAGATTTGCTTGCAGCAGAAGATGTTGTTTTCATGAGAGCTGTAGAAGACGCTGATAGCGATGCACAGGCTGCATCAGCTACACGTAAACAGGCATTGCGAGATGCCCCAGCAGCATCTGGAATATCAAATGCATCAAATGTTACTGCTCTAAAATCTGCTTGGGATACTTCATTGCTTGGTAGTAATCCTTATAGTTAAGGGTATAAAATATGACTAGAGCTAGAGACATTGCAAGTTTACTTGATTCTGGCGGTGATGTTGTCAGAACTGCTTTAGATAATGCAGAGCTTGCAGACGATACATCCCCCGAACTTGCAGCCGATCTTGATGTTCTTACTAGCAGTATTGTATCAAGCTCCAATAGAGATATTACCATAACACCAAATGGCACTGGCTCTGTTGTAATGAGCAAGGTCGATATTAATGCTGGTGCAATTGATGGAACTACAATTGGTGCTGCTGTTGCTGGTGGCGGTACATTTTCTAGCGTATCTACTGGCACTCTTTCAGCAACTCTTGGCGCTGATTTTAATAACATTCATGTTCAAAACAATGCCATTACCAGCACCAACACTAATGGTAATATTGCATTAACACCAAATGGTACTGGCGAAGTAGATATCTCAAAGGTTGATATTGATGCTGGCGCTGTAGATGGCATTACACTTGGCACTAATTCTGCCGTAACAGAAGCGCAAGTTGATAATATAAACATCAATGGCAATGCTATCATCAGCACTGATACAAATGGAAACATAGCTATAACTCCTAATGGTACAGGTGAAGTAGATATATCCAAAGCAGATATTGATGCTGGCACAATTGACGGTGTTACTATTGGTGGTTCAAGTGCTGGCGTTGGAACGTTTACTACTTTATCTGCAACAACTCTTGGCAGCGCTGTAGATTTAAATAGTCAGGCATTGACTAATGCAAATATTGATTCTGGCGCTGTTGATGGTATCACATTAGGCACAAACTCAGCGGTTACTGAGGCTCAAATTGATAACATCAATATCAATGCAAACTCAATTATAAGCACAAATACTAACGGCAATATTATATTAACGCCTAATGGTACTGGAAATGTAACTCTTGGCACATTGACATTTGATGCAGATCAAACTGTTGGCGCTGGGCAAGATGATTATGTTTTAACATATAATAATACTACTGGAACTATTGGCCTTGAAGCATCATCTGGTGGCGGTGGTGGCGGTATATCAAACGTGGTTGAGGATTCGTCTCCCCAGCTTGGAGGTTCGCTTGATGTTAATGGGCAGGCGATTGTGTCTGTATCTAACGGCAACATTGCGCTGACGCCGCATGGAACAGGTGAGGTAGATATCAGCAAGGTTGACATTGATAGCGGAGCTATCGACGGCACCACTATAGGTGCAAATAGTGCGGCGGCTGGTACATTCACAGCAATCACTGGTAGCGGTGATGTATCCATTGATAGTGGTGTATTAAAGGTAGATACATCAAATAACCGCATCGGTATCAATAATGCTTCTCCCCAAGCAGATATCGATATCGGCGGCTCATCAAGCAACAATCTCAGGTTCACGGGAAGTGATGCTAACTCAACGGGCGGCATTGAGTTTTATAATGGCGATACAACACCCGTTGAAGTTGCAAACATAGGTGTTGCGGCATCTAGTGGTGTTATAACATTAAGCAGTGATCCAAATGGAACAGAATCTAACAGCCGTATTGACTTTGATGTTGATGGCGCAGAGCGTATGCACATTGACAGTGCTGGGTTAGACTTATCTGTTCCAATCACGAATTTGGTTCGCACTCAAGTTTTTACATCTAGTGGTACTTACACTCCTGCTACGGGCGCAAACAAGGCATTAGTATATTGCACCGGCGGCGGTGGCGGCGGCGGTGGTATTGATGGTAATAGTACGTCAAGTCAAAATGCAATCAGTAACGCTGGTTCTGCTGGCGGCACAGCTATCAAATTAATTACAAGCCTAGCTTCAAGCTATACCGTAACCATTGGTGCTGGCGGCAATGGTGGTGCCGCAGGTAATAACAATGGTAATGATGGTGGCGACAGCAGTTTTACAGATGGCGCTTCTTTGACCCTAACTGGTTCTGGTGGCAATGGTGGCGCAGGACGTGCGGCTGCAAGCACTTCTAGTTTTGGGCTTGGTGCTGCTGGTGGAGCAGCCAGTGGCGGTGATATCAACATGCGTGGCGGTGATGCTGGCGCTATACGTAGGCAGGCTGGTGATGTGACAATGATCGGTAGCAGCGGCGGTAGTTTTTACGGTGGGTCAAGGTCTGCTCAAACAAGTGCAAATGCTCGTGATGCTGATGCCCCCGGTGCTGGCGGCGGCGCTACCAGAACAGGCTCTGCAACTAATTATTCGGGCGGTGATGGTGCGGATGGCATTGTTGT